ACTTTTCCTCGCTCATATCATCTCCTTTAGACACGGGTTATTCCCCGAGGGTCTGCAACAACGGCTTCGACTTGATCGTCATTAATTAGCCGGAACTCTTGTTCACCTTCTTTTTCAATCAGCTTGAAGCGGGTGCCAGAGTAGGCTCGCATAAGAACAAAGTCCCCTTCCTTACACCAAGGACCATCGGGAAACTTATCCATATCCCGGTAGGCTAGGGAGCCAAGTTTGACCACCAGACCAACCACGGTCGCAGTTTCTTCCTTTTTAAGGATGTGGTCGGGGCGGACAATGCTGCTATTTTCAAAGGTTTGATCAAGCTTAGGTATGGCAATTAATATCTTGTAGCCCATAGGAACGGGCATCTTTAAGTCACTCATCCGGTAAATCCTCCAATAAACGAATTATTCTCTGAAGACCTTTTATTTCACCCAACAGCTCTCTATACGCCGAATAATCTGGCGCAGGTTGAAAGGCAACGGAATCAATTAACAGGCGCTGTTCAGCCTTGATTTCCTTTACCAGCCACTCCTTGAAGTCCAAGTCTTACTCCTTCCGCAAGTTGTCTGCCTTCAAACTCCTGAGATCGCAGGTTTAATTCTTTCTGCTTATCAGAAGCCTTAATGGCAAGTTGTGCTCCGGCGATTTCCGCCTGCGTGTCAATGCGCTTTGTTTCCCGCTCGTTCTTGGCCTGCTCCGATTGGGCTTTAAGTGCAAGTTCTGCTTCATCCATCGCTTTCTTGTGCTCGAACTCCGCCTGTTTAAGCTGGAGTTCAGCCTGCTGAAGCTGAAGGATAGGATCTTGGGCTTGTTGTTGGGCTTGCTGTTGTTGAACTTCCGCCTGGTCCTTCTGCAATAACTTGTCAGAAGCAAGAGCCAAGGCTCTGGAGAGTTCAACTTCGATGTCTTCAGGCAGAGTTTCGTCCTCTGGAGGCAGTGCAACACCGAGCATCTTCTCGATTTCAATTCGATACTGGAATGCCAGGTGTTCGGCGATATGAGACTGCATGGCTGCTTGGATGGCGTTGGCATTGGGACTCTGCCCAACGAGTTGCTGGATCTTCGGGTCTTGTGCAGCGTTCATATGAACCTGCATATGGGCCTTGTGATCCTGGTATAGGAAGGCTTTTACTGGCTTGCTCTTGAGAATGTCCATATTCTCAGAGACAGGGTCTTTGGGTTTGAAATCATCCTCTAGCGGAATGATCTTCTGGACATCTTTGATACCTAAAACCTCCAACATCTGCCTGTGCAGTAGAGGAATGTCATAGATATCAGGCGCTCCTTGGGCCAATTGAAGGGCGGCTTGGTACTGAACCACCCTCTGGGCCATGGTGGAAGCGTTTGGATCAGAGACAGGGATGACATCTACCAAGTCATAGTCAGACATCTTGGCAAGAGGTCCACCTTCGGTCTCATAGTTATAGACTGGCGGGGTATAATCCCGAACAATGCTGGCAAGAAGCTTAAATTCATGCCGCATTGCAACGTGAACCCTGGCCTGTACCGCAGATTGGACCTTTAAGGTCCGTTCTAAAATGGCAAGGGTGGTGCCGACCGGGGTTTGACCCGACATATCGGCGATTTTGAGGTCCGCCACAGAGGCAAACCGGCGTCCTTCTTCGACGATGGTGTTTAAAAGGTTAAATAGGGTCGCTGAAGGCTCTTTATAGGGCAGGGGAATGATCGAATCTTTGATCGTCATGCCTGTTACATCGACATCTCGCCACTCACCTGGGGCTATGGGGGTGTCATCACCCTTAACCCGCAGGTCTTTACTCTTAAATCCGCCTGGAAGATTGGATAGGGTACCCGCATCGACCAGTTGTCTGAGGAGAGAGGTGGCAGATTCAGCAAATCCGCCTACCAAATGGATCAATCCAAACCCATAGAAGCCATATCCGGGCACATAGATGTAGTGCACGAAGTGCATACGCTTCTGTTTTAGGGGGTCATCCTCCAAATAATTCCTGCGGATAGCCAAAATCTCACCTGTGGAGAGCATGGTGATGACATACGGAAGGGCTATCTGGGTGGTATGACCGTCTTTTTTGTCCTCAAAGCCCGGTAAATCATATTCGCAGTGGACTTCATAGATGACATAACGCTCATCCTTCATTGCGGACATACCGGTTTCTTGGTCTTGTCGCTTCTCAATGTCGGTTTTGGTGTCATCTGGATCTGGAAGATCGATGTCCAGGTAGAAACCCTGGGCCATAAGCTTCCTAATCTCGTTCTCGGTCTTCCTTAACCGGTGGGTAATCCTTGGGGAGGACTGAAGATCGGACGCCCCATAGGGGACGATGATGTCTTCGGCAGGCACAAACATCGCCACCTGCCTGTTTAAACTGGGATCGAAGTAGACCTTCTTAAAAGCCGAACCAGTAATCGGCAAGGACCAGAGTAACTTCTCATGCTCTGACCGATATTCAGGCATTTTCTCTGTTAACTGGTAATTCATGTCCTCCTGGACTCGGGAGGCAGCTTCCTGCTTGTCCTTGGTGATCTTTCCAATGATCTGGGTCTTTACCGGACCAGAGGCAGGGAAGGTCGAGATGATAGTTTCTGACTGGAATCTGACTACCGCCTCAGAAAGGATGGGGTGAAATACCCCGCAGGCTCCGTCCCAAGGCTCTGTCCGTTCTTCCATCCGCAGGCCCAGAAGTCTTATTCCGTCTGCGTAGGTCTTTTCCCAGTCCTTACGGGAATCTAAATCTGTCTTTATGTTATCTAAGACATCAAATGCAATGCTTTGTAGTTCTTTCTCATCAATCTCTTTGGCGAGATTCTCTTCGAAGGTCACTTCCCGAACTTCTACCTCAACCTCGGTTTCATCGTCCTCTTTTTCTATCTCTATCTCTATTTCCAATGCTGGTTCGAACTGAATACCGGCGGGGAGTTGGGTGAGTGCTTTTTCGATAGCCATAATCAATCCTTAGTAATACCGAGCCTTTTTTGGGACAAACATTTTGTCTTCCTCATCTGTCGGTATCTGAACAAATCCGCCCTGTCTAAATCTCAATAAGGCCTGACTGGTTGAGTCCACCAGGTCATCATGGTCACCGTTCGGAAAGGAGGCCAATTCCTCCATAACTTCTTCCGCCCAGCGTTTGTTTGGACACCATACAAGCCCGGATGCAAACAGATCCGATATAGCGTTTACACGGGCTATCTTATCCGAACCTTTGCTTGGTGTGTATTCCGACATTGGAATACCCATCTTTCTCATTTCATAGATCAATGGGGCACCGGCAGCTTTCTTTTCCACAATCAAGGTGTCTGGTTGCCACTGGCGGTACATCTCATAGGCGGTCTTTTTCAGTTCAGGGAACTCCATCCTGTCCTTAAAGGCGTCTAACAAAACCAGATTTGCGTAGTCAAAACCTTCATCATTGGTCTTATAAAACACGCCCCAGGTGGTACAGGCTGAGTAGTCCGCCCGGTTATTCTTCTCAAAGGCGGTGTCCCAGGACTGGATGATGTATTCACATCTAGGCGGATCTTCCCCTTCCCAGATCTTCCACATCTCCCTTTTGATAATCGCCCCCTCTTCGGAGGTCGGATTCTGCTGATACTGGGCTTCCCATTTCCCAACAGGAATCTCCGCCCGAATCGACTCCAGTTCCTCTTTCTTCCAGAACTCAGGCCACAATGGTTTACCTGATGGAAGCAGGGCGGGAAGCTCAATGACTTCCCATTCATCCCCTTCCCTGGCTACTGAGTTAGCAATCACTTGCCCGGTTAAGTCCCTCTTGGACCAGCGGGTCATCACTATCACAATGCTTCCGCCTGGCTGTAGACGCTGCCGGGGACCAGATGAGTACCACTCATACACCCTGTCATACACCCCAGGATTGCCTTGCATAGCCTCCTGTTCCGAATGCGGATCATCAATAATCAATACATCCGCACCCTTACCAGTCACTGCACCGCCCACCCCAATAGCAAAGTAATCCCCGCCCTTGTGTGTATTCCATCTACCAGCCGCCTTAGAATCCGCAGACAACTTTGTTGGAAATATCCCTTGGTAGTCTGAAGATCCCACCAGGTTTCTCACCTTCCTGCCGAACCCAACAGCTAATTCCGCCGTGTGAGCGGTCTGGATGATCTTCTTCTCTGGAAACCTACCTAGATACCAAGCGGGGAACAGATAAGACGCAAACTCGCTCTTGGTGTGCCTAGGCGGCATATTAATAATCAACCTTTTAAGATCCCCATTGGCAACCCTCTCAAAGGCATCCGCCATGATCTTATGATGTCTACCCCCAATAAAAGAAGGCCACATCTCCTTCACAAAAGGCATAAAGGATTCCCTACATACAGCCCTCTTATGAGCCTTCAGTAAAGCCCATACCTTCTCTATCTGAGGAGAATCCGCCGGTAAACTATCCAGCAGATCCATGTACTGCTTTATCTCATCCTTGCTTAACAGATCGCTCATCTTTTAACTTAATCGTCCTGGCAAGATACGGTTTGGTTGACAAGTACCCCTTCTTCTCCAACTCCCCCACAATCCTGTAGATATTTGCCCGACTCTTCATCCCCATAGATTCAGCAATCTCCTGTAAACAAGGAGAAAACCCACGCACCTTCATAAACACCTTAATCATCCTCAAGCATTCCGCCTGTCTCTCAGTCAGTCCCTCAACCTTCTGTCTCTTCTTCCTAACCTTCTTTACCGGAATCGGATTCTTCATCCGGTCTTCCGCCAACTCCAATATGTCTCGTCTTTTCCGCCTCATATATACCCCTGGGGTGTTTAAACACGAACTCCTGTTTTCAGTTTACATACCGAAAGCTGTTTAAACAAGCCATTCATAAAAAACAAAGGGTACCCCATAGGAAACAAGGGGGTGCATGGTTGACACGGGTTTGTAATAGTGTTGACGAGAGGATGGGGATAGGGTTGACATGAAAAGAGAAGGTGATGGGATGAGAGTTTTAAACTGTATACAGCGTGGGTGTGCAGCGTGGCGTTAAGGGGGGTGGGGGGCGGTGGGGGT